TAAAAGTCCGGGGGATCTAGTAACCCACCGAACGCAGTATCTAGGGTGAACGACATAGAGTAAATGGTTGCGCCGGTAGAGTCATATCCGCGCCAGTAGTAGAAATCCAGCCCGGCGAAGAATTCGTATGTGAGAACCCATGTAACCAGCGTTCCGCCTACTGAGTGTGCGGTCATTATCGTAGTGTTCGCGGCAGGCTGAGCGTCAATCTTCATAATCCATGTGACGGCCCACCTATCTGTGTCGGTATAGCTCACGACTGGGAATGAGGTAGTGAACCCCTCTCCCGCTGTGAGTACCGACGCTGCGCCTGCCGGACCTGTTACCCCGTAGGAGACTTCACCCGAAGGTATGACAGCAGGTTGGTTAGGCAGCGCGCTAGCTATCTGTGTTGCGTCTGCTGCATCCTCACCAGACCAGAATCCATGTGGCTTGTAGTCGCCAGCAGCTACCCCTGAAATCGCCCGGTAAATAGGTGACCTCAGGGGCTTGCTTTTCCCAATTCGGTGAAGTGATCCCCTACCAGTAAGGTCAATGTAAGAATCATTACCGCTGCGATCCCACGCTTTACTGAAGTCATGTATGAAGCCAAAATATCTATCCTTCCATCCTTGCCCGTAGTCTAGCTGAATCCACACTGGAGTGTATTCGGAGAGCTGATTGAAGTACGGGGATAGCGGGTTACGTCGGCTAAAGCGCTTGTCGTTGGTGGCACGGAACTTGCATGTGGACGCGTCCACTAGAGCCGAGTTAGGTCTACCGCCGTATATGATTGATATCTGTTGTTCCCATCGGACGATGGACGCTCCCTCATCGGTGCGCGTGATATCGACCCAATTCCATGTTGTGTATTCCTGGCTGAAATCAGGATTGAGCGCGATCATTGCACGCGTCCGAAGCGCCTCCCCCGGAAACGTTGTGACCGCAGGAATACCCCCCGACAGACGTAGATCACGCCATTGGGGGAACTGACGCCGTATACGATCGTCAAGCTCCTCAGTGTGGAATGAACGGGCCACGGTGCTCACTCAAGCCACGCAGCCCAACACAGCATGGTGGTTGCTGACGTCGGGGTAGTCGCGCGGATGCGGAGAGAATCACCAGCGGCTACCTGATATTCACCAGGAAGGAAATACTTGTTGTATGTGAAATACGGTGCGGCGCTTGTCTCGCTGTTGCTTATCGTCACTCCGTCGAATGTGCGTGATGCGACGATGGCACCCTCAGCGGTAGCTGTGAATCCCGTTGCCGACACGCCTAGTGTCACTTGCGAGGCATCAGCCGCTGGGTTACCCATCTTGATGATTCCGGTAGAGGCATGTGCTGTGACGGTGGCGAAAATCGTACCAGTGCTCAGCAGTTCCACAATCGAGTCTGCGCCTGGCAAATCATCGAATGAGTATCCCCAACCAACCAGCTCGATCAGGCGGGTAGGGGCAATCTGAAGCATGGTCTTGATAGCAGTACCCGTAGTAACTGGAGCAGGTGCCGCTGTGGTTGGCATGGCGAAATTCCATGCCTTGTATCCGTGCAGGAAACCCATTGGACTCTCCTAGGTGTTGTACGCGACTTCCACGTTTCCAGCGCCGTGAATCTTTACGTTCTCTTTCATGAACTGATGGAAGGCATCATGTCCCCCAACGAATTCAATGATGATGCGAACTGCGCCGCCTGCAACATCGCTGAATAGCCCGCGTGTGCCCGCTGGCATGATGCGCTCACCCTTGTGTGCTAGCACCGCGCCGGTACGCATAATCTCGCCACCTCGTTGCAGGGTCGGCAGGCGTGGCATGGAGAATCCATTACCGCCGATACCAGGTACCCAGTTGGGTATGGAGAAACTCAGTCGTCCTGCTGTGTTGTTCCATGCGCGAGCTATCTGATTGAAGGCGTACTTGAATGGCGCGTAGATCGCTTCCCCAACCACGGCGAATAGCCTGATCACGTTGCCAGGAATGTTGTAGATGAACTTGAAGTAGCCGACGATGAAATCAATTGCTCGCTTGAATGCATCCGAGATTATCCGGCCTACATCCTTTACTGTGTCCCCGATGTGGCTCCAAATGAAATCCCAAAGGTCTTGGAACCAAGTTGTTTTCGTCGCAATCAAGACGATGATACCGATCAAGATCACGATTGCAGCAATTGTCAGTCCGATGGGGTTTGCAAGTAGGGCAGCGTTCCATGCCCATTGGACTGCTGTAATCGCGCCTATGACACCAACAAGCCCACCTAGTACCCCAGACAGCAAGCCTCCCCATTCGGCTACCTGGTTTAGCGACTTGCCTTGATTGGCTAGCTCGCGCTGTGACGCACTCAAATCCTTTTGCGCCTGACTATGGTCAAGCACCGCCTGCTCTGCATCTAGCTGTGCCTGAGCGAAGTCCTCCGCAAATTGCTTGGCATCCTCACCCGCTTGAGTCGCGTCGTTCTGCGCTTGCTTCAGGTCAATCTGAGCTTGCTTTGCCTCATTGGAGTTGGCACCGAATTCCTTTACCGCCTTGTTGTAATCTTCCTGCGCCGTTGTCTGATCTAGTAGCGCCTGCTCCAAATCGATTCCAGCTTGCACGGTGTCTATTTCAGACTGTGCTAGATCACGGTTGGCCTGGTCTAGATCCTGCAAGGCTTGCTCTGCATCAAATGCAGCTTGTGCTACATCCTGTTGCGCCTGAGCTAGTTCCTCAGCCCTACGGGCGGCGCGGTTCATGATGTCACTGACACCTTGCGTGATGTCGGCAACGCCTTGGGATGCATCACTCATGGTGCCAGCGGCACCAGCCGCTCTATCCATTACCGAACCGAACTTACTGCTAGAACGGGCGGCAGTGTCAAACGCTTCCTCTGTTGAACCCATTGACTGAACGATTACGCGCTCTGTGCGTTGGGTTGCAGCACCTACCCCTGCAATGGTCGCTGAGGCAGTCTCGGTAGCGCCAACGGTGATAGTTAGCTCATTGGCCATTTCCGAGCCTCTCTGCCTCAGCCTCTATTTCGTCCATGCGTTCGTTCTCATCTCGCTTGTATCCGTATGACTCGCACTCAAGCAAGTAATAGATCTCTGCATCCTCTTCATAGACTGCCGCTAGGTTGGGGTAATTGAACCGCTCCATCAGTCCTAAGAGGAACTCTGCGCGGGCAATGTCGAGAGGTTTGGATGCTGCCCTAGCAGCTTCATCACTTCCTCTGGGATGCTCCTCCCTCCATCGCTCAAACTCAGCTCTTTTGGGACACTCACGCGGCTGATGGTCGCAACCCAACCAAAGATGATGGGCATGATGAAATCAAGATCCAGACACAGCAGGCTGGTCACGTTTACCGGCATAGGATCATCTTCCACCAAATTGCAATTAGCGCAGCGGTCTACCCCCTGCGGTAGCGCCGGATGTTCCATATTCCAGCGCGCAATGCATCCCGTGAATATGCTGAACAACTCCATTCGTTTTTCCTGATCCGGCTCATCGATTCGCACGTTCAGCTCTCCCACCCGCATTAGCTTCCCAAGTGATGTGCTGACAGCATCGATCTCCAGTCCGGGGAAGTCCGTGAACGAAAGCTCATAGACTTTTTTCGTTGGCTTGTAACCCATTTCTCTCTCCTCTGAGCGCTATTCGTTTGTGGTTACGCCCATGTGGGCACTGTGCCGTTAGACAGTACGAAAGGATGCTGCGCCGTGAACTCACCACCAGCGGCACGAGTCAGCGCGTAGTCAGTGAACAGAACCGTATTGCTCAGTGTCTGTGCACTGATGACAATCGCCATGACACGCGGGATGCGAAGGTCACCATTGAAGACGTCATGCACGCGGTTGGCGGCAGGGTTGAACACACTGTTGAGCGTGCCCGTGAAGTCAGCGAGCAACAGCAGCCGCTCCATTGCTGACTTGTCAATGCCCGTGACCTCTTGCGTGTTGTACGGAGTCGAGAAATCCAGATTGGTCAAGTCGTTCCGTAGATCCTGCGCCGCTAGCGCGTCGTTCTGAACGGTTAGGGTTGTCCATCCAAGACCGGTTTCCTTAGCCATTTCAGCCCCTCTCTAGGTCTTGCTTTAGCCTGTCCAAATGCGTTGCGAAACTGTCGACGAAATGCTCAGGGCGATCGAACTTGATAGCTCTGCGCGTGCTGAATGAACGGTGATCGCCTTGCCCTGCATAGAAAAACTCAGGTCGATCAAGCGAGATGACATGCGTGGATGAGCGGAAGCATTCTTGCCCTGCCTCAAAAATCAAGGCTTGGAACGCACTACCTGAGTTGTCCCATAGCTCACCGATGGTGTAGCGCCTGCCGGAATGCTTGGCTGTGTAGATCAGGTTTTCCGGGGTGCCATCTATCTTCAGGTACCAGCCATGGAGGTAATCAGGGCAACCGATTTCGGCGCATGTGGCGCTGCGAAAGTGCGTGTTCAGCGGCGAACGCACGGCATAGGTTTTCATGAACTGCGTTGGTATCCGTGTGGGCACGCGGTTAACGTGCCTAGTCATTGTCATATCGTGTAATCCGCCTTGTTCACGGTCGCCATCACAGCGAAAATTAGATTGGAGAATGTGCCTGTTGTGACTGCCCTGAGGTAGCGTTTGATAGGCAGCGTTCGCGATGTCTGAATGCGTTCCTTGGTTATTCCTGTCACGAGTGTGAACCCGCCTAGGGTGACATCCGCGTAGGGGTCACCTCCTCCATTGTCAGTCGAGTGTTGCAGCTTAACAGTTGCGCTGGTACCCGTGAAGGCGAACACCTGTAGGTAGGCCTGCAAGCCGAATGCAGCGCCAGCGGTAAAGTCCACACCCGTTCCGTTGGTAGCGCCACCATCGGTTTTCTTTCCCGCTGTCAGGCTCAATCCCCAATCGAGCCACCAGGCGTTAGAGATGGTCTGCACCTTGACTAGCAACGAACCATCAGCGGGACGCGTCGGCGCATAATCAACTTGCTTGCAGACCATGCTTGCCGCTGGCGCACCAAGCGTTGTGCGATGGAAGTATGTTGCGATTCGGTCTGCGCGCGGTACATTGCGTAGCGTCGGGTGTGCCGTTGTTGGATTGAAAAAGCTAGTCCAGTCAATCACGCCAAACAACTGTCCCGCTTTGCGCTCATGGGCGAGCTTGTCGATTCCCGTTTGCGGGATTGGGTTTAGTGCCTTGCTGATGCTCTCCAGTGAGCCGGTATCGCCGGACAGGTCTACCCCATCCACGTAGAAATTAGCCCCTAGGCCAGATTCCTTTGCCATCTTTCCTCCTCTCCTTTAATGCACTTGCGGCCAAATATCATTGACGATGCAGGGAATCTGGATATCCATTACCCGGAACATCGCGTTATCCTGCTCTAGGTACCCCGCTTGTGCGGTAAGCGCGATACCGAATGCGCCTAGCAGGTCAACGTTTCTGATCGCGCCAGCAAAATCAAAGTCATCGTGATAGCGCCGCATCAGGTTGGAACACGCCTTAGCCATGTTGGGATCGATCATGTCTTGTGGTTCCTGGATCATGTTTGAATAGATTCGGAGCATGAATACGATTCGGCCACTGGTTGATGCCAATCCGCTTGCTAGGGCAATTGGTTCGATGCTCTGCAACCACACAGCCGCTGTAAGCCTGTTTCCGGGCTTGCGCTTAGGCTCATGCTGATTGACCTTATCGAAGTATCCTGACGCCTGAGCGTCGCTTACAACCGCGTCAAAGATGGCGTCAATCCAGCTCTCGGAACCATCGGGGAGCGTCATCAGCTCATCTCCCTTACGTACTTAGCCACCATCGGGCGAGCTATGGAATCCATTCGGTTGTCAAGCTCTTGCTTAACGCGCCGGAACGTGCGATAGCCCTTGAATCTGGTTGTCCTGTTGCGGGAAGAGACACCCTCAAGCCAGCCACCGTAAACGACATTCTGATCCCAGATACCCCGGAAGACTGCGCGACTCAGTACCGCGATCCGTGAACGGTAGTAACCCGTTGGGTGTTGCAGCACGGTGTCTAGCCGAGCGCGCACCATGTCCACACCCTCTTGCGCAACAGCCTCATTGATATTCACAATCATCCGCTTGCCTGCCGCCTTGGTATGGGATGCATTGAATATCGGTCCCTGCAAGTGCGTCTTGACGTTTATCCGCATGGTAGGCATTAGATCGCGCCCTTACGTGACTTCCGCCCGTGGGCAAGCCAGGCGCGTTGGCGGACATCGTCCAGACCGACCCCCTTAGCCTCACGAAGGTTCGGCCCTGAGCCGACTGTCCGCGCGTAGCCGGACGAGTTTTGCTCAAGCAACACAACGGTCTCAGCAAGGGTCAACTCATTAACCAACCCTGGATACTGGTGTGCGTAAATGGAATCGTTCAGGGTATGCGCGGCGGCAGTTGAACCAAGCACTCCCCGCTGAATGGTGAACGTACGCAACGCGTAGACATCAGCACCGATGGTATGAGCGGCAACTACGGTGCCATCCCATGATCGCGTGACGATGAGGTTGTTCCCCGCGATGTCGTTTACCCGCATGCGCTCACCATCGATGAGGATTACCTCCCCATAGGCAAACGCTGCGCCGGACCCAACGCCTACCACGGTTTCACCATTGGACGCGGTAAGCGTGTTGGCTAGATTCTGCGTGGTGTCGCTCATCGTGCGCTCAGTGACCACCATGCGCTCTGTGCCAATCATCAGCAGCGAGCCAACACCCAAATTGATTTTGTTGCTTGAGGGGGTAACCGTCATCGTGGTAACCGATGTGTTGATGCTTGCGCCTAGCACTCCATGCGCGGGAACGGTGATGTCAGTTTCGTTGTGGCCGAACACCCCGGTAATCACGTTGCTTCGCTGGAATGTATTCCCGGCGCTGAGTGCATACGCTGACGCTAGGTCTATCTCCAGGAATGAATAAGGTGGTTCCGCCAAGTCGTCACCACGGCGCAGGAACACGCTAGCTGTGGGAATGGTTGCGCCGCCTGAGACAAGCGACGCCAGCGAGATGATTTCCTGATCGTCAAGCCAAATCTGATTGGTAGCGGCGTACTGGTTGTTAGGCCAGTCCTTCCGGATGGTCCTTAGCTCGGGATAAAAACGACGGTGGAGAAACTTCTCAACACCTCGCGAGGCAGCCTCAAGCTTTGTGTCAACCAGCGTGTTAGACCACGCGCTATGTGCGATCTCAAGAGAGCCTTTTACTTGCTCCCTTGTCGCATACAAGATGCCCATTTCCCAACTCCCGATTGCTTTCTACGGCACTACGTTAGGTTTGTATTTAATTGTTAAGAAAGTTTCTAGTCGAGCTTGCTCTGATCCTCAGGAACCGCGATCCCGTGTGCGATCAGCGTTCTAATCAGTACTGTCTGAAACCTGAGCATGTCGGTTCGTTGCTGGTTAACTATTTTGTGCGTCGGCATGATTACCTTTACCGCCAATAGCAATCCGCCGAGAGCTGTAATCATGGTGCCTACGGCGGTCATCACTCCCGCTAATGTACCGATCTCCATCACATGCAACCTAGGTCATTCCGTCGCTTCTCCATCAGGGCAAGTTGTTTCTTCTGTAGCTCAGTCTGCGGTGCGTTCTCGCGGTAGTAGTCCGTGTAAAACACGATCAGGTCACACCAGGCGCGATCGCTCTCACGCTCTAATTGATTCTGTTGTGCAACAGCATGATTTGCATATTGGATCGCTGCGCCGGTAAGACCAATCATGCAAGCCAGCGTAACGAACCACGCGATGATGAACTTACGCGGCACTGCGTAAACCACACGAGACTCTTTCGGTGCACTCATGGCTCACCTGCCGATAATTTCGGTGAGGCACTGTCCGATTCCGAGTGAGAAGACTGCGGCTGATGATGTGATGATGGCAACTCTGTAGGTGAATTCCGGACTAGGGAGATTATATTCATCAGACCGGGAACGCCAGTCATAGCCGTGAAAATCATTAGCAGCACGATATTTACGTTCCCCGTTATCTGCTGATAAGCGATACCGGTAAGCCCACCAAAGAATAGGATGAGATCTTTGACGATCGCGATTCGACTTGGCTTCATTGTCACGCACTGCATTCCCGTTCTGTGTGGGGGAGGGGGAGTCCTGTGAAAGCAACTCCCCCACCAACAATGAAATAGTTATTGCAGGGCTGCGAAATCGTCATCATCCATCGTTGTTGTTCGCGCTTGCTTACCCTTAGGCGGCGCTGGCTTGACGATGGTCTTATCTGATTGGCTCAGAGTCGCCTGGCCATCGCCACCCATCGAATCGGCAGAAGAGTCCTGCGCCGACTCCCGTTGACTGGAGAGGCTCTCCATCGTTTGGGCAGGCGCTTGGTGGGACGGCATCGTTTTGTCGCTTGACGTCGTTCCGCTCTTTGAGGATTGAGTAGAGGCTCCACCAACTGATTTCAACTCACCTCCCAGCATTGGCCTGCCGCGTAGGCTGGCAGACAGTTCCGCTTCCGTATAGCTCTCAGAGGTGCCTGTTGACACCTCTTGAGCATGTGTGCTTTTCGCCATGGGAATTCCTTCCTAGGCGTTAGGCTGTGCGAGCAGATCCGGGCGGCGCTGAATCTTCAGTCCCGATGCGACGTACAGAACGCCACCAAGAATCGTGCCACCCGCACCAGGGTCTGCGATGTTCACGGACAGCCATTCGAAACCAGCTGACAGCGAATCCGCTTCCACCTCAAAGCAAACGATTTGCTGATGGGTCGCGAACGTTGCACCAGCGAGCGTCAGCGTTGCCGCTGCGGCCTGAGTCGTCTCAACCCAAACCTCAGTACCGAGCAACGGAGAGGCAACGCTCTTGCGGTACCAATCCGTGATAGCTGCCAAGCTCTGTGACGTACCGCCCGTGTTGGCGTTGTGTTCCTGAAGCGTGATGATGACATCATCGGCACCAGCTGACGCGGCATTCTTGAAGAAAACAATTCCAAGCGTCTGATAGTTCCGCATGTGGAATCGCTTGCCCGTGTTGGCACCCGCTGCGATGTCGGCAACATTGTTGATGCCGACAGACAGATCGAACGCATTACCTAGGCCACGCATTTACTTCCCCTCCTCTTCCATCTCGTCCGTTGTGTCGGTCGTCTCTTCCGGGGTCACAGGAGGTTGAATGCGAGCAGCAGTGATATCCCACTCAGCAAGCAATTCCTCAAGCGCGCCCTGTGCTTCCGCTTCGGTTGCGTACCCATCAGCCAGAACCACATCTGTGGGAAATTGGTTCGCGTAGTAGTGAACCACTTTCCATGTGACTTGCTGCCGCTCATCGGTGACGGACTTGACGGCAAAGCCATTGCCCGAAACCAAATCCGCAACCTTGTTGTCGTTGTGCCGGAACCACAATCCCATGATTGAATTCTCCTCTTACGCCGTGGTCAGCTTGACGAACGGGGAAAGCGTGTTGGCCGAACCGTTCTGCGGAGTGATGGGCGAAGCGAGCCACGGACGACCGTCAAGCCGCTCGATCACGCGGAAGGCGGTAACGTCGCTCTGGAATCGGAAATCCTCGCTCTGTCGAGCGCTCATCGTCTGTCGATCACCGATCAGATAGAACCCGAAATCGACAAGGTTGATGTCACCACGGGTACCAAGCGCACGCGCCTTTTCGGACACGATGACCGGAAGACCCAAGAGGGACAACGGCGACTGACCACTACCGGACGGGAAACCCCCACCCCCCAAGAGAATCGGAGTAGTGCTACCCGTGAACACCATGTTGATGAGCGCGCCGACAGTATCCGGCGACACAATCCACACAGCGCGGTCAAGCGACTGAGGCAGCATGCGAATGTACATGTTCACCACGTCGGCCCACACAACCGTTCCCGAGCTTGCGCCGGTACGGTCGACATCGATTGCCGCTGGCGCGTTCAGGAATCCGAGAGGCTCGCCAACTCCACCACCAACGAAGAAAGCGACATCCTCGAACCATGCGATCGCCTCAGGGAAGATGTCCCCGATGAACGCCTCAAGCGACGGGCGAGCGTCCCGAATCAATTCGTTCGGAACCTCGGTATAGAGAACAAGCTTGTTCGCTTTCAGCTCGACTCGACCGAAGCGAGGCTGAGACTCCGTCAGGGTCGCGCCTTCCTCAGTCCAGAAACCCGTCACACCGCCGTAGACGGACGAGACATTGCTGGTGCTATCCACCATAGGGAACGGAACCGTCAGGCTGTCCATGGGGATTACACGGGCACGAGAACGCACAACCGCGCGCTCTAGCGCGACACGGAGCAACTCAGCCCGAAGGATCTCAGGAATGAGGAACCCACCGTCAGAGGGTTTGACCGATGAAAGGTCATTCTTGAGCCGCTCCAAATGCTGCGACGTCTGACCGTTCTTGAACCCATGCTCCGAAATGGTGTGCATGAATTCCGCTGCGCTGGCAAACATGTGGTCATGCGGCGCACCAAGCGCGTTCTTGTTGTAGAGCGTGTTCGGCCGGATGCGTGCCCGCGCGTTGGGGTTGTCGAGATTGAGTCGACGCGCAACCGCATCAGTGTCGCCTTGCTGATCGCGCAACCACTCGATCTTGAATTTCTCGGCCTGCTCGTTGACCTGAGCTAGGATCGCCGGATCGCTCTTGAGCCGAGCCTGAATCGAATTCTCCAGGAACTCAGACATTGCCTCAGGGTCACTCTGAAGCTGCCGCATCACAGCGCGGTCACTCAGCATTTCCCTGAGCTGATCGCCATCCGTAGGGATAGCAATGGTCTTAGCCATCGTGCTACTTCCTCTCTAGGACTTTTGCTAGCCCTGCAATGAATTGGTCTAGCTCCGCATCCGGAGCGATCCCGTTTCGTGTTGCGCAAGGGGCAGGCGCTTTCGGCCGCCCTGAGTACTTGTATCCGCGATTCGTGAGGGTGTGCCGCTTGGCCATCAGAAGGGCAATCGCTTCCGCTTCCTCAGTCTCCTCTTCGTCTTTCTTCTCTTCCTCACCCTCATCCATTTCGTCTGAGGGTTCTACTTCCTCGGTCTCTTCCTCTTCAGTGGGATCTACTCCCGCTTCCTCAAGGGCCTGCCGAACCTGGCGCGTGTAAACCGAATCCGCTAGACCCATCGTCACAGCTTCATCCGCGAACATCCACGTTTCCGCAAGCATCATCGCGCGCCACTCATCAGCCGTCTTGGTTCCCCTTGCGGCGTAGATAGTCGCGATGTTGTCAGACTGCATGTCGAGCCACTTCGCTAGCTCGCGCAACTCTTTTGCGTTACCCATCTCTGCCGACATGGCATCGTGAATCATGAGCTGGGAACCGACCATCATTTCAATGGTGTCTCCTGCCATAGCAACGATGCTTGCAGCGCTTGCTGCCATCGAGTCGACTCGCGTCGTGACGTTAGCCGGATGCTGAACTAGCGCGTTGTAGATCGCGATGGAATCAATAACACTTCCACCAGGTGAATTGATTCTGACAGTGAGGTTCTCGGCTTTGATACCTTGGAGATCCTGTATGAACTCATTGGCATCAACACCGAAGGAACCACCAATCTCATCGTAGATAAAGACTTCGGCCGCAGCATCATCCTTACCCCCACCCTCCTCTGCCGCATTCCGAATGTAATACCACGGAAGCTTGAGGTCACCGATTTCATTTGCCAGCGCCGGATGCAGTGCCCTTACTCGGCTAAGCATCTTTGCCTTGGTGCCGTTGATCCGTCGATAGCTGTGTGGCGTCAACTGATTTCCTCCTCTCTAAGTGCGAACCTTGGTGCGCTTGGTCGTCTGTTGTGGCATGTTCGCCTGCTCTGTGTTGTCATCCCCCTCATCCTCAGGTGTTGAGTAGGCAGGGGTTGGGATGCCAATCCAGCGCATGCGAGGCAACCCCATTGCATCGGTGACGTCTTCCGGGTGATAGCCAGATAGCACTAGTTTGTTCGCGCCTGCCGTCTGGCTGTTGCGCTCACGATCCATAGCTTCATGGTTGACCGGGGTAGGGTCATCGTAGTCAAGCTCAAGCGCCTTGCCGTTGGCGAACTGCGGCAGCAGGAACGTATTGATGACTGACTTCCACCTACGCAGGCGAGGGATCGTGTGATTCTCCGCGAGGATCTCTTTACCAGCATCGGAGTTGGCGCGGTTGACATCATCCACGGTACCGAGCATGGGCTTAGGAAAGGCGAACGCCTCACGAATCAGTTCACGCGGGAGGTTGCGTAGTTCAATAAATTGCATGTCCGACATGCTGAACGCAGTGTCAACCCACTTGGCATTTTCAAGCACGGCAACACGATGCGCGTTCGCGACGCCTTGATGTTGCTGCCGCCAGCGGGCAATGAACTCATTGAATTCCTTGTCCTCCATGCGGTAGTCAACTTCGATGATTCCGCCTGGCCTGGCACCGTTGATGAAGAAATTACGATTCCACTCCGCGCTGTACTTGGCCGCATCGATGTCGTTCAGCACGGTTTGCACCGGACCCATACCCCGGTAGGGATCGGTTGGGTTGGGGTACTTCAGGTGTATAACCTGATCAAGTGTGAGCGGCACTTCCTCACCATCGGGACTTACGTACATGTACCCGGTAAGAAATTTCTTAGGGTGCTTGATAGGGCGGATTCGGTCGGGGCGTACCGGCCACATCTCAAGCACGACACCCATTACTTTGTTTAGCACAATCACACCCTCGCCAACCAGGTCTAGGTGTTGCTGAACAACCTCCCTCAGCATGTCTCCCGTGTAGAACGGATTCGGCATGTCCCACACAGTCATGAACCCATGCCCTAGAACCTCGATGCGGCGCTTCTTGTCACGTACTGAAGTGCGCCGGTAGAGGTGCCATTCTGTTGATGACACTGCGTTCATGAGTTGCGTCACGATGGCAAACAGAGTGCCGACACTGCCGTATGCGTCGTATGCGCGCTCTCCGATGGGAAGACCGGAATCGCTGGCGAACAACGACGCGCCACTACCGCCACGTGAGCTTGTGTAGGGAACGGGAGTGTCAGCCTGATTGAACAGGCTCCAAGCCTTGCTGATTAGATCTTCCATCGAGTTACTTCCTGCCGTACATCAGTGGGTCTGGCTGAGGTGCCTTCGGCTGAGCGGTGCGACTGTTTCCCGTTGTCACCCAAGAAAGCAGAAAACATGAGATTCCAGCCGCTACGAAACCGGCGGCAGGATGCCAGATAAAGCCTGCATACGTCAAGCACGAGAAACCGGCGAGGTGCATCACTAGCCTAATAACCGTTCGGAACCATGCAGGCGCGCTAGCTTCCTTGGTCTTGTCTTGGCTCGCAAAGAACTTAGCCACCCTGAGGGTAATGAACTGTCCTACGGTTGGAACTTCCATTGTGGTCATTGCCTTTCCTCTCCTCTAATTGTAAAGAAAGTTTTCTTTACAATAAAAATTAGTACCGTGTATCAGTAGTCGATGATGGTGACGCGCGCCTTACCCTTGAAGTCTTTGAAGCATGTGAGATATCGATCAGTGTCCATACCGTGGTCATCCCGCTTGACAGGCTCATCCTGAATCCGCCCATCGGCGCTGACTTTCCATACGTACGCGGGATATTCATCTTGCGTGCACGTAGGTAGCAGGTTATCCACTAGCCATTGATCGCGCTCTACCAGCGCATCCGCCATCAGGTAGAACCGTGCTAGCCCCGTTTGCTTGTCGCGCTTGAGGCGTTCCTTGTGTAGGCCGATACCCTCATACACGTTCTTGATTGCGTTCTGCGTGCCTAGGCCAGTAGCTTTCTCGAACGTGCGCCTACCCTCAGCATCCCAGTCACAGATGATCGCCGTTGGTTTCGGCTCAATCCATTGCCGCTCAGTGCGAGAGCGCTCGACTCGATTGATGTGATCGAGCCAAGTCGTTGTCACCTCAGGGCAAACGATATCCAGGATGGTTTGCGCGTGCTCGAATACAGTTCGCTGAGTGTGGTAGA